TTATGGTTATGAAAATGAAACAGATAAACCTGTTGTGATATCCACTTGGCAATCATTAGCAACATTTGATAAATCATTTTTTACAAATTTTCAATGTGTCATAGGTGATGAAGCTCATTTATTCAAATCAAAAGAATTACAAAGAATTATGAGCTCATTAATAAATGCTAAATATAGAATAGGTACTACTGGCACTTTAGATGATTCAAAAACACATAAATTGGTATTAGAAGGTTTATTTGGAACAGTAAAGAGTATAACAACAACAAGAGAATTGATTGATGACAAACAGTTAGCTGATTTAAAAATTCAATGTATTGTCTTAAAGTATCCTAAAGAAGAATGTATCCAAGTAAAAAAAATGAAATACCAAGAAGAAATGGAGTATATTGTTACACACGAAAAGCGTAATAAGTTTATAACGAATCTTGCTAAAGGATTAAATGGTAATACTTTAGTTTTGTTTCAATTTGTTGAGAAACATGGAAAAAATTTATTTGATGTAATGAAAAAATTTAAAAGAAAGGTATTTTTTGTGTATGGTGGTACAGAAACAAAAGATAGAGAAACAGTAAGGAGTATAACAGAAAATGAAAAAAAAGCAATTATCGTGGCATCATTTGGTACTTTTAGTACCGGTATTAATATTCGTAATCTTCATAATATTATTTTTGCTTCCCCAAGTAAATCTAGGATTAGAAATTTACAATCAATTGGTAGGGGATTAAGACTAGGAGATAATAAGAAAAGTGCGACCTTATATGACATATCAGATGATTTTGGTTATAAAAGTTATCGTAATTATACTATGGGGCACTTTATGGAAAGAATAAATACTTATAGTGAACAAGAATTTGATTATGAAATTCATAACATAGATTTAATATGACAGATATAAAAGAAACAGTAAAAAAACCGGTAAGTCCTGAAACTCGCATTGTTCGTTTAGTAAGTGGTGAACAGCTAATTGCTAGTATATCAGCTTTACCTACAGAAGATTTTGTTAAGTTATATGATCCGTATAAAATAGATATTTATGTTATGGAACCTGAACCTGAAAATTTATGGTCAGAAGAAAGAATGGCATTAAAACCTTGGTGTTTTCAAACTACTGATTCAGTAATTATTGTTAAAAAACATAATATTCTTGCATTAGCACATCCTACTAAATCAATAGTGGAGTATTATACCAATATAAAAACAGGTAAATTTCCACCTATACGAACAGGAACACAACCAGTCCCAATAATAAAAAAAGATAATAAAACAGAACAAGTTCCCAAATATCACCAAAAATTGCCAGCACCAGGAGAAGAATTTAATCGTTTGTTGGATGCTATGGAAAGTGATGAAGAATATAATGAATTATTTAATTATTTAAGAGGTAAAAGGACCATTCATTAAGCTATACCATGAAAAAGGTACATACCTATTATATAACAGTTTACACAAAATGTCAAGCCTAAAAACCAAAAAAAAACGAAAAAAAAAGATTAAATAAAAACAAGCCAAAAGATTGACTTTTTCTTGTTTTTGTGATATAATGGAGATATTATGAATATAAAATTGAAGAAACCTAAGCCGAAGGAACACTATGTTAATAACAAAGAGTTCCTAGAGGCAATGAAAACATATAGAAATAGTGTTCTTTCAGCTCGTAAAAGAAAAAAACAAGAACCACCAATAAGTGATTATATAGGTGAATGTTTCCTAAAAATTGCTAATCACTTATCTTATCGACCAAATTTCATTAATTACACATATAAAGAAGATATGATTTCTGATGGTATAGAGAATTGCCTGCAATATGTAAGTAATTTTGATCCAGCTAAGTCTAGTAATCCTTTTGCTTATTTTACACAAATCATATATTATGCATTTATTCGTAGAATACAAAAAGAAAAGAAACAAACCCTCATTAAACAAAAACTTATAATGAAAGCAGGTTTAGATGATTTGGTTTTACAACCAGGTGATGATGGTGCATTTACAAATCAATATACTGATTTTATGCAAAGGAATATGGTAGTTGATGTAGAAGAAAAACCAAAAGTAAGAAAGAAAAAAAAGAAAGAACCAAGGAAACTTGAATATTTTATGCAATGAAAATAGCGTTAATTACAGACACCCATCTTGGTGCCAGAAATGACAATCCTTATTATGCCGATTATTTTTACAAGTTTTTTACTGAATTGTTTTTTCCTTATTTAAAACAGCATAACATTAAAACGCTAATACATTTAGGTGATATAGTTGATAGGCGTAAGTTTATTAATTTTAAAACATCAAATTTATTTCGCTTAAATTTTATGCAACGATTGTGGCAGGAAAAAATTGATACACACATTATCATTGGTAACCACGATACTTATTATAAGAACACCAATGAAGTGAATGCTATTGATGAATTATTAACAACATATGATGGTTTACACGAACCCTTTATTTACACAAATCCTAAAGTTGTTGAATTGGGTGGTATTAGAATATTATTTTTACCGTGGGTTAATTCATCAAATGAAGAACAAACAAAAATGATATTAGAACAGGAGAGTGCTGATATTGTTTTAGGTCATTTAGCGGTAAAAGGTTTTATGATGAACAATGGTCATATGTCAGACACAGGCTTAGAGAAAAGTTTGTTTAAACGATTTGAAAAAGTCTTGACTGGACATTTTCATAAAAAAGCAGATGATGGTCAAATATATTATTTGGGTTCACCATATGAATTTTCGTGGAGTGATTACAATTGTCCTAAAGGTTTTCATATCCTTGATACAGAAACAAGAGAAATAGAAAGAATTAAGAATCCATTTACAATCCACCATAAGATAAACTATAATGATGAATTAAATGATTATAGTAATTATGATTATTCACAATGTAAAGATAAATTTGTTAAACTTATTGTTGACAAGAAAAAGGATTATTATCTTTTTGATAAGTTTATAGATGATATGTACAAGAAAACAAATGTCTATGATTTAAAAATTATAGAGGATTATTCAGATTTGGATGCCTCGACAGTAGCAGATGATATTGTTGAAAAGAGTGAAGACACACCAACATTACTAGAGAATTATATTGACCAGATAGAAACAGAATTAGATAAGAATAAATTAAAGACATTATTGAAGTCTTTATATACAGAAGCAGGAGATGTTGATGTATGATTATTCCATTTCCGAATAAGAAATACAATATTATTTATGCTGATCCGCCTTGGCATTTTAAAAAATGGAGTGATACAAATGAAACAAGAAAGATACCTTACGACATAATGTCAAAAGAAGAAATTAAAAATTTGCCTATTAAAGACATATCTGAAAAAGATTGTATATTATTTTTGTGGGTTACTTTTCCAAATTTATTAGAGGGAATAGAAACAATATCTGCTTGGGGATTTAAATATAAGACTTGTGGATTTAATTGGATCAAAAAGAATAAAAAGAAAAATACTGCTTTTTGGGGGTTGGGATATTGGACAAGAGCAAATTCAGAATTATGTTTACTTGCAACTAGAGGTAGTCCAAAAAGAAAATCAGCAGGTATTCATCAAATTGTATGTGAACCTATAAGAGAACATTCAAGAAAACCAGATATAATAAGAAATAAGATTGTAGAGTTATGTGGTGATATTCCTAGAATTGAATTGTTTGCAAGACAAAAAACTGATGGATGGGATTGTTGGGGTAATGAAGTATGATAGTATTTGAAAAAATAAGATGGAAAAACTTTTTATCTACTGGTAATCAATTTATAGAAGTTAATTTAAACCAACACCAAGATACTCTTATTGTAGGCCACAATGGTGCAGGTAAATCAACAATACTTGACGCTTTATGTTTTACTTTATTTAATAAACCATTTAGAGATGTTAGAAAAGACCAAATGGTGAATAGTGTAAATTTAGGTGGTACAGAAACAGAATTGGAATTTAGTATTAGTAACAATCGCTACAAAATTACCAGAGGTATTAAACCTAATAAATTTGAGATATACCAAAATGATACATTGTTGGACCAAGACGCTACAGTTGCTGATTATCAAAAACAATTGGAAAATAATATATTAAGATTTAATTACCGTTCTTTTACTCAAGTAGTTATATTGGGTAGTAGTGCTTTTGTGCCTTTTATGGAACTTAAATCTACTCATAGAAGGGAAGTTGTGGAAGATATATTAGACATTAAAATATTTTCTATAATGAGTATGTTGGTAAAAATACAAATTAAA